TTAAAAGATATTAAAATTTTTTTAAAGGATAAAACAATATCTGATGATAAAATTAGTATTTTATGGAATTTTTATGATGAAGTGCTTTATTATGTATGTGAAAATGATTTGGCTTTTTATTGGGATACTTCATATAAAAATGATGTATTAAAAAAAATATGGTTAGAGAGATATGAAAAAGCTAATAAAATTTAAGAGAGATTAACTCTCTCTTTTTTTATGTAAAATTTTAGTATTGACATTTCCGCATAAAGCGTTTATAATAAATTGAGGTGATTATATGAAAGAAAATGAAATAGCTAAAAATTTATATATAAAAATTGATTTTTCTATGAGAAAAAGCAAAATTAGAAATTATCAATTGGCTGAAAAAATTGGCATATCTATGCAATATATGTCTGATTTGCTATTAGCATTGAAAGATGGTAAATTAATTCATTTAAAGTATCTTTTAAAAATTCAAGAAATTTTAGGGGAAACTTTTATTTTTTTTGATTTCTAAGTACGCTAAAAGCGAATAAAATGCAAATAAAAAAGAAAAGATAATTGAATGGTTAAAATGGTAACTTGGGGAAATTTTAAAAAGAAAATGTTTAAGAAAAATAAAAATTTTGAAAAAGATTTTAAAGAAATTGAAAGGAGAATAGAAATGGAAAATTATTTTGAAGATTTAAAAAAGTTTAAAAATTCTTTATCAGAAGTTGGTTTACCACAAGATATAGAAAATGAAGTTTTGAAAACTTATGCAATTGAAAAAACAAAGATAATAGTAAAAGTTGAAGACAGTAAAGAAGTCTTGAATCAATTGAAAGATTTATCTGATTTGGCAGAAATTTTTAAATAAATCTAAGGCTAGTCCTTAGACACATAGCCATAAGTTTTTACTCCCCCCAGAAAGTAAAAATAAAATTTCTTTCCTTGTGGCTATGCGTGTAAGGTGTAGCTACTGGATAAAACTAAGTCCACGAATATGGGTAGGCTTAGGCTTACAATCTTATGTTTTATCACTTACAAAAACGTGCCTGTGTAGATGTTCGTTAAAGTTCTGCACAAAAATGCTAAGAAGTTTTTTATAATTTTTGCCTTAGCCGTGGCGACACATCTTCGTAAAAAATGTATCTAGGTTTTCGCTAGTTTTATGATATAAAAATAGCTACATATTTTGCTAGTTTTGTGATATTAAAACCAGCCATCTAGCACCTTTCCCTAACACAGAAAAGGCAAGACCTAATCTGTGGATAATTCTAGGTAGCTGGGAAAGTTGTTAGATGTAAAACTTTTCTTGCGGTTTCGTATTAATTCGTAAATTTATTAATTGAATTAGTAGTTGCAGTCTTACAGTCTCCCCGACATTGAAAGATTGTAACTGCTAATTGAGGTAATAAATTAAATGAGTGTTTGGGAGACACTCCAAAACAGGAGGATAAATAAATGGACGAAGTAAAGAAAGAAATTAAATGTGAATTGTATAACGATCATATGCAAAATTTTAAGGTATATAACATACCAAAGGCACAATTAATAATTGCAGATATACCATATAACTTAGGGAATAATGCTTATGCAAGTAGTCCTGAATGGTATATAGATGGAGATAACAAAAATGGAGAAAGTAATAAAGCAAATAAAGCATTTTTTGACACAGACCATAATTTTAAGATTGCTGAATTTATGCATTTTTGTCAAAAGATGTTAAAAAAAGAACCAAAAGAAAAAGGGAAAGCTCCTTGTATGATTATCTTTTGTGCATTCCAGCAAATAAGCACTTTAATAGATTATGCTAAAAAATATGGTTTTGAAAACTATATACCAATATTTTTTATAAAACAAAGTAGCCCACAAGTTTTAAAAGCTAATATGAAAATTGTAGGAGCTACTGAATATGCACTAATTTTTTATAGAGATAAGCTACCAAAATTTAATAATAATGGCAAGATGATAAAAAATTGGTTTAATTGGGAAAAGGACAAAAAAGAAAAAGTTAAGAAAATACACCCAACACAAAAACCGATAGCAATATTAAAAAGACTTATAGAAATATTTACAGATGTTGGAGATGTAGTTATTGACCCTTGTGCTGGTAGTGGAACAACATTAAGAGCAGCAAAAGAATTAAAAAGAGATAGTTATGGTTTTGAAATTAAAAAAGATATGTACAGTTTAGCACTTGAACATATGATTAATTATAAAGACCCTCAATTGACTTTTAATTTTTAGATTAATGAGTTAAAGGCTTCTCATTAAAAAGCCTATTTATTACTTGAATTAGTGGAGGCTATTCATAGCCTGTCAAAGCTCTGGGTAGTCTTCACTAATTGAATTAATAAAGAGAGAGTTAAGACAGGCTCTCCAAATACACGGGAGGTAAAGAATGAAAACAGTTGTTAATAAAAAAGCCAATTTTACAACAATTCATAATAAGTTAATATCAGATAGCAGTATTTCTTTAAAAGCAAAAGGAATAATGCTTTATATGTTATCAAAACCAGTAGGTTGGAACTATAACCCAAAAGATATTGCTAACAATTCAAAAGATGGTTTAGAAAGTGTATACAGTGGATTAAAAGAATTAATAGAAGCAAAGTACATCAGTAGAAGGAAAAATAAAGATGGTACTGTTGATTATTTTGTATTTGAAGATAAAGAAGAAAATAATATTATTGATTATCAGGAAAAGCCTAATCAGGAAAAGCCTAATCAGGAAAAGCCTAATCAAGATTTTGCCGATGTATTAATAATAAAAGATTCTAATAATACTGAATATAGTAAAAAAGAATTAAATAATAAAGAGAATATAAAAGAAATTGAAGAAGTTATAAATCACTTAAATGAGAAAGCAGGAACTAAATATAAATCTAATTCTAAGAATACAACTAAGCATATAAAAGCTAGAATTAATGATGGATATACACTAGAAGACTTTAAAACTGTTATAGATAAAAAATGCTCCGAGTGGCTAAATACTGATATGGAAAAGTATTTATGTCCTGACACTTTATTTGGCTCTAAGTTTGAAAAATACTTAAATCAAAAAATAAATGTACCTAAATTTAATAATAAAAATACTCAAAATAATGCAACAGAAATAAAATGGGGGGATTAGTATGTCTATAACAAGTATGAGAGAACTAGCAGAAAAAATAAAAAATAATGATTTTGACTTCTTAGAAAAAAAGCCATTAGAAGTATTAAAAAATGGCAATATAGTTTTAAAAAGATGTGAGGTTTGTGAAGAAATTATAGAGTTTAAAACTCCACAAGGTTACACATTTAATCGCGATTGCGCTTGTGTTAGAAGCTATAGAAAACAAGCAAAATTAAAAAGATTTAAAGATTTAAGTATAACCGACAGAAATGCAGGAAGTAATATTTTTTCTAATGTGGTTATAGATAAAGCTAATTCAGAAGAAAGAGAAATTTACAAAGAGTTATACAAGTATGCAGAAGATTTTAACATAGAAAAAAACGGATATATTTTTGCAGGAGGAGTTGGAACAGGTAAAACTTTCCTAGCTAACTGTGTTTGTAATATGCTAAATGAAAGAGGTTTCTCAGTTTTAAGCTTCTCTCTGGGAGCATATTTTAACAGAATTAGAAAAAACATAGATGAGGAAGAAAGTTTTATATCTGCTGTTAAAGATGTGGATTTACTGTTTATTGATGATTTAGGAAGTGAGTACATCAACAGAGAAAATGGCAAGATGTGGGCAGAGGAGAAGATTTTCAGATTATTTGATGAAAGATACAGGGCAGGGAAGCCAATTATGATCACAACTAATCTGAAAGTTGGAGAACTTAAAGAACATCTAAAAATTAATGGAGATGACAAGATTTATGACAGATTAAAAGAAATGTGTAAATATATAGAGTTTAATTGGAAAAGCAAAAGAAAATTAAAAATATAGGAGGAACAGAATGAAAAAATTTTTATGTATGTTATGTTTGGTTGCATTATTTGTAGGTTGTGATGAATTTGGAACAGATAAGGATATTCGTTCAACTGCAAGGCTAGGAAGTAAGTTGGCAGAAAATCAACCTACACCAAATGATATTGATTATAGTTTAGAAAGATATAACCTAATTCGTAGAACTTACTGGGTAAATGGGCAAAGAGAAAAAGCTGTTAATTTACCTTGTCCTGTCATAAAGCCTTTTGGATATATAGTTTTATTCACTGAAAATGGTGGAATAGTTGGAACATTTGTAGTAGATGGTAAAGTGTCTTCTTTAAATTCTTTCTTAACCCCTGATAGTGAATATTATTCTTCAGGTAGTACTTATAATGATTGGTTGCCTGATGTAGATGGTAGTTACGGAGAAAATGACAATATGGGGATATTCTTTTTTACAAATGATGGTAAATATGTTGAATGGACTGGAACATATTTATATAGCGATATACCTATGAAAGTTGAAAATCCAATAGTTAAATATGAAATTGGAGGTAATAAATGAAAATAATAGGATGGATAATATCAGGGATAATTGGATTATTAGTAGTAATTTTGTTAATGAGTGGTTTAGGTTTATTTAATCAAAAAGTCAATTATATATACCAAAAATCAGTTGATAATGTGAGTTATGAAAGATTAAAAAAAGTTGAAGATACTGCAAGAGCAATGATTGCAACATATAAATCAGATAAATTAACTTATGAGGCTTATAAAAATACAGATACAGAACTTGCAACTCAAGCTAAAATAAGAGCAAACAGAACAGCAGTTGCTTACAATGAATATATTTTAAAAAATAACTTTCAGTGGAAAGGTAATATACCAAATGATATTTATAATCAATTGGAAATAATAGAGTAGGAGGAACAGATGGTAAATAAAAAAATGACAATGAGAGATTATTACAGAAGCTTCATAACAAAAGCTAACAAAGAGGCAGGAGTTACTTTTAATGCTTCTAAGCTAAATAGCAAGGAAGAATGTGAGGAATATCTTTTAAACTTAATTAAAAATCTAAGACATAATGCACAGCCAACAAAAATTAAAAATGCTGAGATTGTTGAAGAAAATAAGAGTTTAAAAAATGAAATTGAAAATCTAAGAGCTGATAATGGACTTTATATAGTTCAATTAAAAAATACTAAAAGACAGTTAGAAAGAGCTGAAAATAACAAAGAATTTTATAAAAAGAGTTTTGAAGTAAAATCAGAAATTCTAGAAGAAACAGCTATTAAAACACTTAGATTTAGAAAGAAACTAGCATTGTCTAATTTTCTTTTAGCAACAGTAACTATATTTGTTGTATTAGAATTTATAATAATTATAGCACTTATAAGAGGTGCATACTAATGAAAGAAACAGATTATCAAAGTGTAATTATTGATTATTTAACAATATTAGAAAAACAAAATAAATTGTGGTTTCAAAGAACTAATAATACGGCAATATATGATCCAGTAGGCAAAAAATTTAGAAGTCTTTCAAAAGGACAGAAAAAAGGGTTTCCAGACATAATAGTTTTCACAAAAGGCAGAACAATAGGACTTGAAATAAAAACACCAATAGGGCGACAATCTGCCGAACAAAAAATAATGGAGCAAAAGATGAAAGAACAAGGGGCAGAATATTATGTTGTTAAGAGTTTAGAAGAAGTTAAAAAGATTATAAATTAAGGAGTTTCAGTAAATGGCATTAGTAAGAATTAGACATATCCCAAAACTTATACACGAGTTAGGAGATGGAGAATATAGAATAAAAGTTAAAGATAACAGAATAGTTATATTTTCCAAAAATAGCAGATATGAAAATGAGGAAATAAAAAAGATACTTGAAGATGTAAAAAAAGATGAGCCTTAAAAACTCATCTTTTTATTTTTTTATAATTCTCTATAAACGTTACATTCCCAACTTCTTAAAAGTGGTAAACCTTTATATTCATTTTTATATTGGCTTTCATCTATATTAGTTTCTATACAATAGAATTCTAATGTTTTTTCTCCAGTATCTTCACCATATCTATTTAATTGTGGAGTTGAATATGCTTCCCACAATTGATATTGGTCTTTTGCTCCATAACTTAATTTAGTACCACAAGGGCTCACGTTACTATCTGTTATTACATATCCTACTAATTTTTTCATTTTAATACCTCCATAAAATTTTATTTTGGCTAGAAGCCATTACATTTCATGTTTTTAGTTCATTTTATCTTTTATATTTTAATTGTAACATAAGTTTAAACTTATGTCAATTCTTTTTTTCTATTTTTTATTAAAATTTCTAATTCTTCCAATTCTTCAGAAGTTGCAAATTCTCTGATATATCTTTTTGCATTGCTCCTCATACTTCTGATAGTTCCTTTACTTACGGCTTCTGGGTTATTTTTCAAATAACGCTCATTAGCTCTTTTTTGAGCTTCCTTAGTTTTATAACCTTTTCTTTTTTCTTCCATTTCCTACCTCCTTGTATTCGTGAGGGACTTTTTACCCCTCTATTATATAATTATCATATAAACAACTAAATTCATTATTGTTGTAAATTCTAAACATTTTATTATTTTGATTATACATTCTGATTAAATGTTCTCTATATTCTCCAGTTACTACAAAAGGTACTTCAACTTGTGAACAGTACCCACTATCTAAGTGAGTACATATTATTTTTACCGCCTTATTTTCTAACGCTTTTAAAATTGCTCTTCTTGTTACTTTCATTTTTCATCTCTCCTTATTGATTTTTTCTTTAAGAAGTGATATAATCTAAGTGTCAAGGCTTAGAGTTTATCACTCTTAGTTTTACCCCTCAGAAGAGGGGGGATAAATTACTTTTCCTTTTTAGTAATTGTAATTGTTAGTGTCCAGCTCCCAATCACGATTATAAATTGGATTTTCATTTTATCACCTCCTTTCCCTTGAGGTACTTTAATAATATCATAAGTTTAAACTTATGTCAATACTTTTTTTAAATTATTTTTGTAGAACTCAAAAAGTCCAATAATATCAATAGAAAAAAGTGTAAAAAAATTTTTAAAAACAATAAAATATTGAATATCTTACAATCAAAATTAATAAAATTTAAAAGTAGATGGGATATATAAGAAGAAGTTTATAGAAATATAAGCAACTTTTTATGTATCCCATTTTTTTATTTTTTCTCGGGAGGTTTTGGAAGATGTGAGCACAAGACAAGAAGTTTATAAATTAATAATAGAAAATAAAAACAATGATGAAATAGCAGAAGCTTTAAATGTAAGTAGAAGAACTGTAGAGAGATATAGAAAAGATTTTAATAGTACGACAAACGACAACGACAATAATGCGACAACGACAAACGACAACAGAAGAAAAAAAAAGGAAAAAGCAAGAGCATTAATAGAGTCGGGAGAAACAATAAGAGAAGTAGGGGACAAATTAGGACTATCTAAGTCAGTTGCTGGGAGATTAAGCAGTAAAGAGAAGTTACAAGTTAAACAGCTAGATTATTTAAAATCTTTTAGAGAGAAATATAGTAAAGAGATAGAGCAAAATAAAGAAGATAGATTTTATATAAATACAGAAGCTAAAGAAAGAATTTGGCAAAAGCTAAAAGAATTTGGAATATCTAAAGAGTTGCAAGATACATTAAAACAAAATGAATTAACAGAACAAGAAATACTAGAGCTTAATAGATTAGAAAGATTAGAGAGATTTGAACTAGAAAAAGCTAAGTATAAAGATAATAGATTAAATATTATATCTGAAGAACTTGCAAACTTAACAGATGATGATATAGAAAAGATTTTACAAATAATAAAAAAATCAAAAGAAGTTGATAGAGATGAATAAGATATATAACTTCTTTAAGAATGAACTAGATAGAAGAAAAAAAGAAAGATTAAAATTTTTTGTATTTAAAGCTAGAGATTATCAGAAGAAAATTATAGATACATTCAAGTCTGGATTATATAACTTTTTCATCATTTGCTGGGCTAGACGGCTAGGTAAAGATTTACTTGCTTTTAGTTTAGCTTGTGAAGAATGTTTGAATAAAGCTAATACAGTTGTTTACTATATGTTTCCTACGATGAAGCAAGGTAAAATGATGATATTAGATGGTTTTACAAATGAAAGAAAAAGGATAATTGAGGAAGTTATTAATAAAGAATGTTTGTTACTACCAGAAAAGTCTGGAAAATTGTACCACTCTGATAATTCTTTAAGGTTTAAAAACGGTTCTATTATTTATTTTGTAGATGCTCAAAATGCAGACACCAAAATTGGTGGTAATTTAGATATATTGATAATATCAGAAATGGCAACTATAAAGAATAGGGATATATTATTGTATTTAATACCATCAGTGATGAATGTTAACGGTAAAATCATACTTGTAAGCACTCCGAGATTTTTGAGTTACTTTAATGAGTTGTTAGAAGATGTAAAAAACATAAAATTATGGTTTAAAAGCATTCTTAGTGCATTAGATAAAGAAGCAGTAGATGAAAAAGGCAACCCAGTTTGGAGTGATGAAAAACTAGAAAAAGCCAAGCAGTTGATGAGTGAAAGTAAGTTCAGACAAGACTATCTATGTGATACAGATGTAGCAAATGAAAATGCTATCTATGCAGGAAGTTTATTAAAAGCTGAGTGGATAAAAGACTTAAATGTATCTAACAAAAAGTTATATGTTAGTGAAGATTTGGGAATTAACGACAGTACAGCATTAGTATTCACAATAGATAATACTATAATACATCATTACGCTGCGACAGATAAAGCAACAATACATTATATTGAGTACATAAAAGCATTTATGAAAGAACACAATATAAAAGATGTAGAGATTATACTTCCTCACGATGCTAGAAATAGACAAGATGCTATTGATTATTTAACAAGTAGAAGAGAAGCATACAGCAAACATTTTAATAATGTTAGAGTGCTAAGAGCATACGAAGTTAATAAGACTATTGAGATAACAAGACATAGTATAGAACAACATAAAATTAAGTTTTTAGACTGTGCAAATGTTAGGGATATGGTAAGACTTATGAAAGCGTATGAGTGGAAAATAGATAACTCTACTGGGGAAAATCTAAGAGTCCCCGTGCATGGCAGAGGTCTTGCAGCAAGTAACACTTGCGACGCAGTTGAATACTTTTGTATGCGTATGTTTTCTAGTAATTATAATAAGAATTTAGATGATTTAATGCAAACAAATTATTTAGAAAATGCAGACAGTGAGGCAAGTTATCTATGAAAGAGCTAACAAGAGAAGAGATAAAAGAAGTGGAAAAATATATAAACACATTAAAAAATATAGATAAGTATAAATATTATTTTACAAGCATAGAACTTGGAGAACCTTTAAGGGCTTGGTTAGACGGAGGTTATTATATAGATTTGGCAATAGAAGATAATAAATATTGGGTTGGAGTTGCTAAGATTTATGATAAACCTTGTGGCTTTTCTTTTATAGCATTACTTAAAAAATTAGCAAAAGAGTATAAAGAAATATGGCAATGGTGTTATGTAGAGAATAAAGAAGCTATGAAGTTTCATAGTTTACTAGAAAATAAACTTGAATGTAAAAGGTATATAAAGGATGGTATAAGCATTATTGTTATGAAAGGAGCAAATAATGGGAAAAGGTGGTAATCCAATTAAACAAATTGGAAGAGGAATAGAGGGAATAGGGAGAACTGCTAAAAATTTAGTTGGTGGTTTGACTGGTGGAGCAATAGGAAAAAATCCACAAGAAGATTTACTTAGACAACAAAGAGAAGAAGCTGATAGACAAGCAAGAGAAGCAGCAGAAAGGCAAAGATTAGCCATAGAAGCTGAAAATAAAAGAAGAGCAGAAGAAAGAGCAAGAGCAGAAACAGAAGCTAAAGCTAGGGCAGAAGCAGAGGCTAAAAGACAAGCAGAACTTGAAGCAAAAAGGAAAGCAGAGGAAGCATACAGAAATAAAGTAAAAACAGATACAGAAAATATGCAAAAAGATATAGATGGCTTACAGAATAAACAACAAGGAACAAATTTAGCTGATAAACCTCAAACAACTGTTGATTTTTCAAAAAGTTTTAAACTAAATAAAGACAGAGATGAGGACAAACTTAAAAAGATTTTTAAAACAGGTAGGTAGCATATGAAAAAACCATCAAAAGAAAAATTAGCGTATTACTTTGAGGAAGCTAAAACTTACAAAGATGATATAAAAGGTGACTATAACGAAACATTTGAATTGACTGATACATCATTCACTATAAAAGATGATGCTTCGAGGCAAAAAAGTGTTTCAAGAAAAGTAGATAGCGTTGTGTTAGAAAGTCAAAGATTTCTATCTAATTTTATTATGATTTCTGTTTTTCCAAAATCACAAAAGTGGGCTGAACTAAAAAGCAATTTAGATGTAATCAAAGCTATTGAGGAAGTAAATGATAGCACAGCCGAAATGATAAAAAAAGAACTTGATGAAATTTTAGAAGAAAATTCAGAAACAGTTTACAGAACAAATAGTAATACAAACTATTATACAGAAGTTGCTAAATCAGTTAGTGATTGCTTAAAAGTTGGAACAGGAATATTTAAAATAGTTGAATTAAACTCAACTGCAAAACCTTTTACATATAGTTATCAAAATCTTGATAATATCTTTTTCTTAGAAGATATGCAAGGGAAGCCAAATATAGTATTTAAAAGATATGTAGAAAAAAACCTTGAAGATTTAATGGATATGTTTGGACATCTTAATTTTAAGAAGCCAGAAAGTTTAAGCAACGAGGAAGAATTAACAGAAAAAATATCTGTTATAGAAACCATAATTGCAGAGTTTGATGAAAACAAAGCAGTTAATATTTATCATCATTTTGTGCATACAGAAGAATTTGAGGAAGAGTTAGTTTATGAAGTACTTGAATATAATCCTTATGTAATATTTAGATGGCAAGTAGATAGTTCAAATCCATGGGGTATTGGTATAGGTAGAGCTAACAAGCACCTTATCAAACAACTTAATGAAAATATAGAAAAAAGAGCAAGACACAGAGATAAAATTGTGGACCCCCCAGCTAATTTTTATGGAGACATAAGTTTAAGAAATAAGGTTAGTTTGAAGCCAGGTGCTATTAATTATGGTGGCGAATGGAACGATGCCAATAAAATGGGAATACAGCCAATAAATACAGGAACTAATTTAATACCAATAGACCAAGATATAAATGATTGTAGAGAAAGAATAAGAAGAGCATATATGGCACAACCTTTGGGAGATGTACTGGAAACCAAAAACAGATCAGCCACTGAAATGGAACTAAGACAAGAAATGTTCAGAAATGAATTTAGTGGAACATACGAATTAATCAACACAGAACTTTTAGAGCCAATATTTATGAATGCTTATTACATTTTAGAAAAGAAAGGTCTATTGAATTCTTTGGAAAATGAAGATTATGTAACACATTCAAAAATACATTATGTCAATGAATTAACTCAAAATTCAGGTAGAGAATATGGATTAAGAATAATTGATTTTTATAATATGGCTTCTCAATTAGTACCAGAGGAACAAAGAGGATTTATTATAAAATCGGCTGAAGCAGTTGAAGATATAAGAGATAAAATGAATATCCCAGCAAGTATTGTTAATTCAAAAGAAGAAATTGTAGAAATGGTAGAAAATCAAAGAAGATTATTAGAAATAGAAACACTAGCACAAGCTCAAGAAAATGTAGGAAAAAGACAAGAAACAGGAATACCTGAAAGAGTTAAACAGGGAGTAGGTGGATTAGGTGATATTTAATGACAGAGAAAGAAAAAGTAAATATGATGATTTTTTAGCAAAGTATGCAGGAGATAATGATTTATTAGAACTAATCAAATGGTGTGCATTAGATTGGGAAGAAACAAAAGAAAACTATTATCAAAACTATGGAAAATATCCAGAGCAAAGAAACTTATTAATTAAACTAAAATTTGATTTAGTAAATAAAAAAAATGAAATTATAGAAAGTATGAAAGGAGAGTAGTAATGGACGGCGATAATTTAGATGTAAACCAAGGTTTAGAAATGGAGGAACAAACTCAAAATCCACAAGGAGATGATAATAATCCTGATACTCTTGATAATCAAAACAATGATATTCAAGATAAACAAGAGGAACAAGATATATTTGATCCTACTAAAATGACATTTGATGATGTTGAAACTTCTTTTAATGGATATGATTTATCAGGTTTAAAAGAAAAAATAGACTCAAATGAAGATAGTGTAAAAGCTTTAGAATCTTACACAAGCAAATTTCAAGAGTTGGGATTATCACAAGAACAAGTTTTAGGAATAGTTAGCTTTATGGCTGAGCAAGGGGAACAAGCTCAAAGTCCACAAGGAATAAGAGATGAACTTAATAAACATTTAACTTTTGAAGAAAAAAGAGCTTATCAAGCTAATTGTAATTTGTTACAAAGAGCTTTGAAAGGAACACCTGAAGAAAAGTTTTTTAATGCAATAGCTTCAGACCCATATGCTATTAAAGTTTTAGGTAGAGTTATTAATTTTGCAAAAGGAGGTAATAATGTAAGTGCAGTAAAAACAGAGAGAGAAACAAGAGCTAATACTTATATTAGTGGTGACAAAGCAGTAGATATTTTTAATAAATATCTAAGTGAAAGTTTAGGTAAAGGTATTGATGATAAGGAAAAAGCAAAAAAAGCTAATGAATTAAGAAGTATGTTAGCAACAGAGGAAGACAAAAAATATTTTAATGAAATTATAACTTATTAGGAGGTAGTAATGGCAAACACAACAACAACAATCCAACAACAATTCACAAATGCTATTTTAATGGCAATGGACAAGATGAAAGAAAATGGATTAAAGAGATTAGGAGAAAGAGCAACAGTTAAAGGTGCTGATTCACATACTTTTAACAGAAAGAAAAAGGCTTCTTATAAAAAAGTAGTTAAATCTATGTTTGGTGATAATGGGGCTAAAGGTGATGGAGGAGATTTTACTCATTTTAAAGCAAGTCCAGAAAGAATAATATCACAAGAAAAACTTTCAAAAGATGAAATGAATAAAACAAAAATAGATTTAAAATCTAGTTTTGTATCAGCAATGACAACAGCAGTAGCAGTTGGAGAAGATGAAATAATTATTGATAAGATAAAAACAGGAGCAACAACTTTAACTGGTGGAGTAGCAACAAAAACTATTGATGACTTAGCAAATGTTAAAGAATTAATAAAAGCAGTTAGAAGAGCACATGTATGGTCTAAAACAGTTCCAGATGCTCACAAGGGAGTTGGAGTAGTAATACACCCAGATGATTACATAACTCTTTCAACTTCTGAAATCTTTATAAATGGAGATTATCAAGCAGCATTCAGAGGTGGAACTGGAGATGTTCCTGTGACTTTTTATGGAGCTGAAATATTTATATCTGATTTAGTTGATAAAGGAACTACTTATGTAGTACCAGCTTACAGTTTTGGATATGCAGAATGGGAAGGCTCTTTGGAAACAACTGCTGAATATCATGCAACAGATGGTCTATCTTGGCATTTGCAAGTAACAAAAACAGGAGGAGCTGTGCTTATAGAAGCTGATAAAATAGCAAAAATATCATCAAAAGTAGCATAACCTTTAAGGGTAGGGGTAAAACCCTACTCTATTTTTATGGAGGAAAAATGGATTTTAAGACAGGAAAAATCATAGAAATAGTAAGAGAATTCCTTGCAAATAATGGAGATAGGTTTGAAATAAATGGAGTAGACTTATCCAGAGCTGTATTTTTATATAGAATGAAGAATACAAGTTTTGAGCCTATTCCAAAGGGAAATTACTCAACAAAAGAAGAAAGTAATATTTTATATTTAAAAGTAGATGATGTTATAAAAGCTAAGGCATATGAGTATCAAATAATATATGTTAGTGAAATGAAAGCTGGAAAATACTTAGAAACATATCCAGAATTAAAAGTTCTTGTGAGTAAGTATAATGATTTGGTTGAAGATGTAACTAACATTATAAAATATGCAAAAACTACTGGAATAAAAGTAGATACTTTAAAAATGACACAAATATTAACACCATTAGAACCTAATACATTTTGGGCAATGAATAAAGATGGTGTTATAGAAACATATCCACTGGGAGATTTAAATAGTAAATATGAACAGATGGTAAGTGCATTAAAAAAAGAAGTAGAGGAGTTAATTAAAACAACAAAAGAAAAAGCTTTATCAGATGTTAATAATTCAGCAACTTCCAAATTGAATAATTTCCAAAGTGAATTATCTAAAAAATTAAAAGAATTAGAAACTTTATCAGATAGTTTAAAAAGCAATTTATCAAGTGCAGTAGCAAAATACATTGTTGATAATAGAGAGCAATTAAAAGGAGATAGAGGAGCAGGAATAACATCAATAACAGCTGTTCAAGATAAAGTAACAGTTAATTATGATGATAATAAAAGCACAGTTTTTACAGTTCCTAAAATTATTGGAAAAGAAATAAAGAACATAACTTACACTGATGATAAATTAAAAATAGAAATGAATGATAATAGTATAAAACAAGTTGAAATAAAAACTAGCATGAAAATAAAAAAAATTTTTGATGGAGAACTTACAAAAAAAGTAGAGATAGAACTTGATAAAAATTGGAAGTTGTGTTGTTTTGAGTATTTATTAAATTCAAAAATAGAAGTTGCTTCTATTTTAAGAAGTGGAGAAGATATTTCTATTTCGTTAGGATACATAAATAGTGGTATAGATGTATTTATAAAAAACAACAAATTCTCTATTGATTATCAATTTGAGAATTACACTGTTAAGAAAATTTTTATTATGTATTAAGGAGTTACTATGAAAATACTGTTAGATAAAGACAAAAGGATAATAGCATATGCATGCGTTGGAGAATTAAAAAATTCAATTGAAGTAGATGATTTTGAATTTATACACTCAGCAAATGACTATATTTATGAAAATGGAAAGATTAAATATTCTCCAAATCTTGATAGATTAAAAAAGACAAAAAGAGAAGAATTAAAAACGATTAGAACAGAAAAACTTTATGAGAATATCATAGTAAAAGGAGATACTTTTCAAGTAAGGAAAGATGATTTGGACAATTTTTGGGAAGTTGATTATATGTTAGGAACAGGAGAAGTTACAGAAACGGATACAAGAAATTGGATACTTGCAGATAACAGCATAAAAACTTTTACATATGCTCAATTAATGAATGTTCTAACAGAGTTTATAAAAAGAAAAGCTGAAGTATTTGAAAAGTTTGGAGTGCTTTCAATCAAATTAGAAGCTTGTAAATCAGCAGAAGAAATTGAAGCTATAAAATGGTAATAGAGAGGTTTTAAAATAAAAGGCATATTCTTAATAGGCTATACAGGTTAAAACTCTTACATCAGTTTATTACGAAGTCATTTTTAAAAATAGTTTTTGTTAAATATAAATTTTAAAGATTTTATATTTAAGAAACAATAAAATTTAATTTTGGATATAAAAATTTATATTTTTATATATAAGGAGGACAAATGAATAAGGTAGCTCTAATAATAGGACATAATGACAGAAGCAGAGGAGCATACTCACCAATTTTATTGAGTGAGTTTAAATATTGGAAAAGAATAGCAGAGAAAATAAAAGGAGAAATTCCAGAAATTGTAGATGTTTATGAAAGAAAGCCTAATAAAGCTTATATTCCTGAGATGAATGAAGTTTTGAAAGAATTAAATAAAAATGATTATAAATTTTGTTTAGAACTTCATTTTAATGGCTCTCTTAATAGGGATGCCAATGGCTGTGAATGTTTAGTTTATTGGAAAAATGAGAAAGCTAAGGAACTTGCAACAGATTTTATGGCAAGATTACAGAATGTCTTTGGTAGCAACATAAGAAATAAAGTTAATATTTTAAAAGAAAAAAAGATTATTAATGGAAGAGAAGAAGAAATTGAAAGAAAAGAAGCTACAAAAGGAATAACACTAATTCAAGATAGTAATGTTAGAGGTGGCTATGGTATATGCAAATCTAAGGATACTTACATTTTACTTGAGCCATTTTTTGGTAGTAATCAAGATGAAAGTTTAAAGTTTTCAGTTGAGAAAGATGTAGTTAGTTTATTTGTTAATTTTATAAAAGAAAATATTTAGGAGGTAAAAGTATGGATAAACAATTATTATGGCAAGTTTTAGGGTATGTATTTTCAGTGGCTACTTATTTCGTATTGTCTTGGAGATATAAAGGAAAAGAAGAGGCAACTAATGAAGTGAGAAATGAAGTGGTGAAACAAGAATTAGCTATACAAGGTAAAGGTCTTGGAGAACTTAAAAAGAAAGCAGTTCAAGAATTCGTTTCTAAATTACCTGCACATGTAAGAATATTTATAAATGAAAATACAATAGAAGCAGTAGTAGCAGAATTACAACCTTTATTTAAGAAATTAAAAGAAGGTAAAAATGGAAAAGAGTAAACTAATACTTAAACCTTTATCTAATGGAAAAGCTATACTGTTAGATGATTATGTTTACTCTATCAATGGATATGATATTAAGGTATTTAGAGGTTTCATCACTGATGGAGCCTCTGTTCCTAAATCATTACAATGGCTGTATAACCCATTCGGAAAATACATCAAGGCAGCAGTCATCCATGATTATTTATATTCTACATATAATAATACAGGTATAAATAGAACTCTTTCAGATAAAATATTTTATTTTATTATGAAAGAAACAGGAGTAGACAAAAGAACTTGTAGAAGATTTTATACAGCAGTTAAATATTTTGGGGAAACATCTTGGAAAGCTAAATTAGAAAATGAGGGTTACAAAGATCAAGCAATAATTGATAGAACTAAGGAAGCTAAGGAATATTATAATTTTTGGGATAAAATTTTAAATTTATGAGAGGTGGTGCTTATGTTTGCATTAACACAAGAACATTTAAGTTTTATAGGTGGAATTATTGGAATCATCACTTTTATTAGAGTAATGATTAACAGCATTGATACCAAAATTGAAAAGAACAACAAACATTTAGAGGAATCAATAGACAAGAAGTTAGATAAGATAGTTTATGAAGAACATAGGAAAGCATTTGAGAGCTGGAGCAATGAGAAAGATAAAATTATTGAAGATAAAATAACAAAAATAGAAAGTAGTTTTAAAAGTGATTTATCTGAAATAAAAGAAAGTCTAAAAGAAATCAATAAACATATGCTTAATTGTAAAAAAATATAAAAAGGAGTTCAAATGGATAGAGGCGAAATAATAAAACAGGCTTTTTTAAAGGTTGGAGATAATAATGCTTTCAATGATAACAAAGGGGATAAATATCAAGTAGCTGATAGTCTACTTGATATGATTATAAAAAATATAGCCATTGAAACAGATTTCTTATTCAATGCAATTACAATAAAACTGACAACAGTGGGACAAAATGAATTAGGTGAAAATAAATTTAATATTCCTATAGATTTTTTAAATATAATACAAGGAAACGATGATTTTAGAATTGAAGGTGAGTTTATATATTCAAAATCTAGTAATTTATATATTCAGTATTGTAGAAAAATTGATTTAACAGAAGTACCAGAAAATATGTTTAATATTATTGTTATATATTTAGCTAAGGAAATTAGTCTTGCATTTAATGCTTATAATAGTCGCTATCCATTTTTACAACAACAGTTTAATGAAGAGAAAAGAAAAATAGTGTATCAACAAGGATTTTTATATAAACCTTGGGAGGTTGAATAATGTTTACAACAAACAATATCTTTAATTATGGAGAAACAGGGGAAAGATTGAGTGGAGTAAGAGAGACAGAGATATACCAACAATCAGCACAAAGAATAGAAAATTTTGTAATAAATGAAATGGGAAATTTAAAAATCGCAAAAAAATTACAAGGTTATATTATTGATAAATTACCCATAAATATTGAACATATATTTGATACTAAATATAATTTTTATATTGCTGTTGGAAATGGAATAGTTGTTACTATAAAAAAAGATTTTGAAAATAATAATTTATCTCTATTATATCAATATAGCATTGGAAATTTCTCTAATGTGAAATATGCTGATGAAAAATTATTCATTATTGATAATTTAGGAATTGTTAAAGTTTTAGAGTTTGATCAGAATGGAAATATTGGATTAAGTAATTTTATGAGTTTATTACAATTTCCTATAAAAGAAAAGCAAGAATTAACAATTGATTTATATAAAATATATCAAATAGGAACAGAAAAAAGAGTTACATTAATAGGGACTTATAATTCTCCTTCGTTATCAATTAGAGGTGGAAAAATATTTTTATCTTCCTCTACTCTACAAATATCAAGATTATATTTACAATATAGAACTTTTTCCAATATTAATGATATTGCAGGAGCAACTGTAAATATGGTTATAGGTGTACTACATAGATATTTTCCTGAAACAAGTGGGAATTATATTGTGGGGAATACACCTGTTAAATTAGGAAACTCAGATAGTATAACAACTATGCAAAGAATATCAGGAAGTGGAGATATACAAGGAGGAGAGTTTTCTTATGGTAGAATAGTAGATTTTAATAATAGTATTGTAGATGTAGGAATATATAGGGATAGGTTATTTTTTATAAAAGAAAATACTTTTTTCTTCAGCGAAATATCAAATTATTTTAATTTTAGAAATGGAATCAGACAATCAGATCCATTCTTTTTTAAACCTACGCCTATAAATAATGTATTTCCAAAAGTTATAAAAACTGAAACAGGAAATAAAATATATGTAGCAACTAATAAAGGTGTATATGTTATATCAGCATATCAAACTTTTTCATCTACAAGCTACAGTATATTTGTTGCTAGTGAAATACCTTGTAGAGAACCAGGAGTATTAATTAAAGATGATTTTTATTATATTTCTACTGAAAATTCATTGAAATGTGTTCAGATGATACCTAATTCACAAGGTTATGAAAGCTATTCTGTTGTAGATGTAGAAAAATATGATATTTATACCGAATGTGAAAAAATAGAAAAATGGAAGTATGATGACAGGCTTATGCTTGTAGCGACAAAAAAGAAAAAAGGGAGTAATGAAACTGAATTTAATAAACTATGTTTATATCAGGCATTAGAATTTAATTTGTTCAGAAGATTTACCATTAATATAGATTTTAACATTGAAAAAGGAAAACTTTTATCATTAGATAAATACCTGGTAAAAGATAAAGCACTTTATAGAGAAAGTAAAAATAATGTTGATAGAGCACTTTTAAGAATGAATACACCAGCTATAACTACAAAAATAGCTGGAAGATATGGAAATGATTATTCTTCACAAGTGCAAAGAGTTTTTGTAAAAGTATTAAACCAGGACCAAGAAGCAATAAAAACTGTTAAAATTGCAGGAACTTCTATTGAAAAATTTCCAGGAGAAGATGATTTGTTTTCAGTTTTTAGATTAGATAAGAGTTTTTCAATATTAAATGGATATGATATAGAAGTTATTACTAGAGAGAATGATAAAATATTTGAAATTTTAGGTATAGATACAAATATAGATGTAAATGGAGATTAGGAGGAATTATGATTGGAAGCATTTTATTAGGAGGAGCCTTAGGGTTAATAAGAGGTTATAATACAAAAAGACAAGGTAAAGGCATAATAAGAACAGCAGATGGTATTAAAAAAAGATATGATAGCTTATCTGATTTAAAACCTGTATTTGAAAAATCTTTTAAAGAGCATAAAGAAACAGTAGGTAAGATTAAAAAATATCAAGAAGATACAGCTAAATTACAATATGATAGAGAAAATTCAAAATTAAAAGATAGTTTAGAAAGTGGAATTAGAAATGTAATAAATCAATATGTAGCAACAAGAGAAAACTTAAAAGAACACATTTTAGATACAAAAGATAAAATTTTAATGTCTGCTCCAACTCGTAATATAGAAAGCTCATCTTTACAATATGATACCATGGCAACTCTTAATAAAGAGGCTACTGAAAATCAAAGAACATTACTTGAAAATCAAGTAAATGCTGTAGGACAAGTAACAGATGAAAATTTGGAACAAAAATATAGACTTGATACTGACTATGATAATACTTTGGGAGCAATAAAAAGAAACTATGAAACAAGTATTGCTAATGCAGAAAATCAATATACAGAAGATATTAATAGATTAGACAACTGGATAGACAGCGGAAAAGCAACGGCAGACCAATTAAAAAATCAAGGAAGAAATACATATACACAAGGTTGGAATATGATTAATAATACTTTATTAGAAACTGGGTTAAATTTATATGATTATTATTATAAACCTAAGGAAGTAGATGATATTTATGATGAGAATGTAACATCTACACCAAGCAAAAGTACAGATAAAAATGTAATAGGATTTGGCACTTATAATCCTTTTAGAAGTTCTAATCCTTTTGATATCTCAAATATAAATAAAAGAAAATTTAACTTATTAGGAGGCAACAATGGCATTTTTAGATAAAATAGCAAAACAAGAAAGAACAGGAGCAGGCATAGCAGGAGTTAATGTAGATACTGGGATAGCAAACATGATAAGTCCTAAAAATTTTGATGGAACTCCTATAAAGGCAATAGGAACTATGAGTACATATCAATTAGATGTATTAGATACTATTGAGAAATTTGCTAAGGATGTAGACAAAGCAAGAACTGAAAATGCAAAAATAAAATTAGGACTTGATTTAGAAAATGCAAGAATTGATTTAGAAGAAAAATGGTCTGGTGTTCATGATAAATATACTAACGATGATACTTGGAATAGTTATTTAGAAGATAAAAAGAAATTATTATCAGAACAATCAAAAATGATTTCATCAATGAAATATATGTCAATGGAAGAAAAAAAACTAGCAATAGAAAAGAATGATATAGCTTATAGAGAAGATTATGCTAAGAATTTAGGAATAAGAACGGATGCAGTTGCTAAAAGAGAAGCAGACAATGCAAGAGGTAATTTAGAACAAATAGTTACTATAACTTCTAATTTAGGCATTCATGATGATAAAAAAGCACAAGAAAATTATAAAACTATGGTAAATCAAATAAATGTTTTAAAAGAATTTGCAGGGCTTTCCAATGAACAAGCTCTTGTTATGTACGGTAATTATGTGACAAAAGCTGAAATGGGTAGACAAGAAAACTATTTAGAACAAGTTGTAATGAATGAAGATTTAACTTTTGAGCAAAGAGAAGCCAAACTAAATGAATTAAAAAAAGTTATGGATAATAAAGATTTAATGAGAGCTTATGCAAAAGAAATGACTGATTTATTTACAACAGATAATAAAGAAGAAGCAGAAGAATATTTATACACAAAATTAACTGATGAAAGTTCCAAAGTAATAAACAGAATGTCTAATCAATTTAAGAGAGTAAAAAAAGAAAGACAAGAAGCAGAAAGAGAAAGAATTAGAGCAGAAAAGCAAATGCAAAGATTATATTTAAGAAATCAAAAAATGGATCAAGCTTTAAGAAGTGAAAAGTATTCTGATATAAAGAAAGCTTTCAAAAAAAGATATGGCAGAGATATGACTGATAACGATATAGCAAATGGCTTGGTTAATTTTGATTGGTCTTCTGCTGGAGATTTAGATAATTTTGACAAAGTAGAAATATTTGATAAAAATAAAATGGAAAGCTTAAAAAAGAATATTAATGCACAAATAAATAATGGGAGATTGTCAGAAGCTGAGGCAAAGAATATGGTTAGAGATTATGCTGAAAAATTATTTGAAAATGATAATGGACCAGATAAAGATTTAAAAGTAAATGCTTTTATAAAGCAGTATGCAAATAAAGAAAACCCTATCCCTTATGCCTACGGGAAAGAATATCCAGAACTTTATCAAGCTGAAAGAGTTAATAAAAATAGCAAAGGAAACTATACTAATGTGAATATTAAAATACCTGAAAAGGGTTTTATAGGTTGGTTTGATGATGAGGGTTACGATGAATGGAATGATTTAAGAAAGGATTTTTCATCTGACCCAGTATATGCAGATGCTCAATTAAAAAATTATATAATAGGAGTTATGAAAGAAGATGGATACAAAGAAAGCCAAATTAACTCAACAACAATGCAACCTTATTTGAAGAAACTTAGTACAGATGAGGGAAAAAGATTAATAAATGCAAGTAAAGTTTTGAAAGGTGGTAAACCTGTACAAAACACAAAATCAAATACTGTAAACACAAAGAAAAATAAAATGGGTGGATATTTAAGATAAGGAGAAAATATGGGTATTTTAAAAGATGTATTCAATGGTAAAAAAGGAATGACTGGAATTGTGAGTGAAGAACAAGAAAAGAAATTTCAAGAGCAAAGAAAAAAAAATAGTGAGAAACCTATTTCTTTACAAGATACAACATTATTAAAAGGAATTGAAAGAAATATATCCAATCCAATAAGAACTGGTTTTGTTAAAGGTTTAACTCAAGTAGTAGATTTTATTGCAGCACCTAATCCAGAACTTGTAAATGGAAAATATACAGATGATTATGATAAAAATTATGAAGAATATAAAAAACAAAGAGAAGAAAACGGTTGGGGAAGTTCTGAACTAAGAAAAACAGCTATTGAAACTATTAAAAAAAATAGAGAAGAAAGAGCAAAATTTTTAAATAGTAATTCTAAAATAGATAAAGGAATTATGATATTTCAAAATATTTTAGAGGGTGCATCTTCTCCTACAAACTGGTATAATCCTAATGGTTTTGTAACTAACTTAGCTTGGGATGTTCTTCAAGGTGTTGTTGATACTACTTGGGAAAAAACAGAATTAGAAGGCAAAGAAATTAAAGATTTCGGAAAAGAAGATTTAAAAGATTATGCTTCTGGTGCAGTAACAAGTATAGCGATACACGGGGTTACAAAAATAGCAGGCACATATATTTCTAAAAAAATGAATAAATTAAATACTCAAGATGTACCTGAAAATGTTATTGCAAATGCAGTTGAAGAAGTTCCTAAAACTCCACTAGAAGTTATACAAAATGAGGTTGATAAATATGGACCAGGAGCAACTAACCCAAAGGCAGTTATAGAATTAGCAGAAAGATTAGAAAATGGGGAAACAGTAGGCATTGAAAGAGGTAAGAATTTTTCACAAGAAGTAGATGATTTTTATACTAATGTAACAGAAAAAAGGATAGATAAAATCCATAATGAAATGTTGGTAGATTTTAATAAAACTAAAAATGCTGAAAGCAATGCTAAATTTGAAGAAAAAATATTTAAAGATGGTGTTCCTGAAAAGAAAGTTGCTAATGATATAAATGCTAAGGCTTCTTTAAGCAAAACATTAAAACCTATTAAAAATAAGATTAAACTAAACTCTAAACAATTAACATCTGAATATAAAAGCAAACTAGCATATATTCATATGGAAAATGGAGGTAGTTCAAATTTTTCTCGTATAGGAGATTTGAACGAACTTATCATAACTGAAAATAGCATAGATGGAAAAATATTTAAAGGAATGATAAGAGGTTATGAAGATATACCTGAAAACTTAATCCCTTATGCTAATGAGTTCAGAAACATTGCAGATGAATATACTAATTTGAAATATGGTACAGACTTATCTAACAAAGGTTATAATTTTGATATTGTCTATGATAAAAACCAAGTTATGTCAAATTTAAAAATAGCAATAGATACTGATGATTTGAATGCAAAAAAAGTTGTTGTTGATAGCATATTGAAAAATACTGAAAAGAAAGTTTATTTGACAGAGGCACAAGCTAAACAGTTTAAGGTTGGAGATACAGCAGGAATATATATTCTTGATGACAATAATATTATTAAAAAATTAAGAAATGATATAAATGCAACTACTCTTGATATAAGAAAAAATGGAAAGTTAGTAGGATATGAGAGCAAAAACTGGAAAGATGTTGCAGTTCAAAATGCACCTTTACCAGAAATGGAAAAATATTTTAATGCTAAAAAATTAGAATTAGAGGGCAAAGCATTAACTCCAGAAGTTAAAACTTTTATAGAGAAATACGAAATAAAATCTATGAATTGGCTAGATGGTTTTTTGAATGAAATAGACGCAGAAGTTGATCCTGTTAATTCTCTAAACAGAATATATAGACAAGTAATTAATGAAAAGAGTGGGCTTAACACATTAAGAGAAAGATTAACAGGAGATTTTGACAGAATAGAAGTTAACCATAGTACAGATACTGGAAAAAATAGATATGTTCAAAATAACAAATCATTAAAAGAAGCATTGGAAAATGAAACTCAACATTTATTAGAATTAGATGCTGATGTATCTACAAGAAAATTTTCTGAAATGTCAGTAAGTGGAAAAACTATGTACAATACAAGAAATTTAATGATGTATAAGTTTTTATCTAATTTGAACTATCTTAAAGAAATAGCTACTAATAAAGAAAGAATTAATTCAGGACTTATAGATTTAGGTTTCAATGAAAGAGTTGGAGTTTTTCAAAGTTCAAAAGAAATGCTAAGAGCAACAAAAGTTGTTTCTAAAAAATATCAAAATTTAAAAAATATTGATTTAGACACAATAACAAACCCGCTGGAAAGATTACAAATAGAAGCTTATATTGATAAAGTTATGGAAACTGAAATTGATATGGGAGGATATTCAAAATCAAATTTATTAAAAAACGCTGGAGAATTAGGAGCAAAAGGACAAACAGCTTCTGATATACAAAGAATAGCTTTATCAGAATATTTTACAGCTAATGCTATGTATGATGAATTTACAAAATTTAAAATAGAAGATGTTACACCTACTATGAAACAAGTCTTATTTGATATGGGAATAGATGATAATATTAAATTAAAAGCTATTCAAGATGAAATATTAAATACAAATAGTGTTACAGGGTTATTAGATGTTGTAAAAGATAGAAATAATACATCTACTATAAAAAGTTTATTTGAACAATTTGCTGATATAAATGGAAAAGAATTAAATGCTTTTAGTGGGCATACAGTAGGATTGAAAACAGATAGTCTTGTTAGTAGATATTGGGCTAATTTTAATGGTATGTTCAGAATGTACAATATGAATTTATTAACAAGAACATTTGACAGATTAACAACTTATATTGATAGCGATGGTTTTACAAGATATAGATTTTTAGTTGATAATACTCCAACACTTAATAAAACAAGTTTCACAGGTTTAAAAAGTTGGAAAACAGGCTCAAGAATTTTTAATTCAAGTACAACAGCATTACAAACAGCAGGACTTGTTTATGGTGTTGGTTGGCTGACTGGTAAAATAACAGGTACTACAAAAGATGAAATGATAGAAGCTAAAATAGATGCTTTGATGCACGGAGAAGTATCAGACACTGTTATTGATGTAATTAAAACTGGTTTAGTAGATAATACTGGTCTTGAAATTACAATGGGTGGAGAAAATGTTGTTGCTAGTTTCTTTAATCAAAACTTTAAAGGTTTAGAAAGAGATATGTCTTCAAGTTTATCTCCTATACAAAAAATAGTTTATGGAGCTTTATATATAGCCTCTCCTAATGCAGTTTCAAGAGGTATAGACAATATTAAATTTGAAAAGAATATACCTAATAGACTTGATACAGCAAGCGAATATTTAAAAGAAAAATGGAAATATGAATATAAAGAAAAAGCTCAAGCTGAACAAGATGAAGGTTTATTACCAATAGAAAAATTAGGACTTGCTGGACTAGGGCTTTTATATGAAAGTGGTAAAAAAGCTTTTGATAGTGTGCTAAAAGAAAAAACAGATTATCAAGAATATTTTGAAAAACACCCTGAACAAGCTGAAAGATTTGGAGAATTTAAAGAAGATACTCCACAAGAAGCTAAAATTGCTTTGGCTAGTGGTATTATGGAACTAGCAGAGTACGGGGCAAGAAATGAGCAACTTGATGAGATTCTTTCAACAGCAGATACAGTAGAAGAAAGAGAACAAAAGTTAAAAGAGTATGGTATGGATTATCAAACTCAACTTACTAAGATGGATAAAAATAATAAACTTGTTTTCCATGCTGTTATGTCTTATGCCGAAATAGAAAGTCCGGAAACAATTATACTTGCTATGAATGAATTTAATGAATTAAAAACTAAGGAAGAAAGAGAGGCTTTTTTAAGTAATTTTATAAGAGAGGACCAAGTAGATGATTTTAATAATTTCTTAGATAGAGTTATGGAGGACAAAAATAAAAAAATGGATAGTATCTACGATAGAGATTATTCATATGGTACAGAGGGATATATAGAATTTTTACAAACTTTAAGAAATGAGATGTAATAAAAAAGTCCAGTTATTAGCTGGGCTTTTATTATAAAAATTTATGAAAAATGCTCTCTCTTTTTGACATAGCCAACGAGTAGCCAACAAACTATAAAATTCTATAATAAAAACTATTTTAAATTATAGAAAAAATTGAAAAATTAATATTTCTATTGTAAAATATAAAAAGTGAAATGTGAGATTAATATAAAAATAAAGTTTTTCTTGAAATAAAAAAACTCATTATTTTTAAAATTATAGCTTAACTGCTTGATAGCCATTAGTGTTTCGTGAGCTCCAAAATGCTCCCTCAACAATAATGGACATCGCAGCAGTTTAAATCAAAAATTATTTAGACTTGTTTTCAAGAAAAACTTAGATTGTTTATATATAAATAGAAGTGTATAGGGAGTAGAAATGAATAAACATAGTTTTAATGTTTTGGAATTTGATAAATTAAAAGAGCTAATTTTAGCAAATATAGTTATAGACGACAACAGAGAAGTTATAGAAAATTTAGTACCATATAAAGATTTATCAGCACTTAATAACGAATTAAAAACAGTTAAAGATTTTATGGACTTACTTTCTTTTGATGGTGGTTTTGAAGCTATTGGACTTAGAAATATCAATAGTCTTATGGAAAAAATAAAACTTATAGGGACTTATCTTGAAGTAGAAGAACTTTGGGATATAAATGTAAATTTAAGAACTGTAAGAATTTTTAAATCAAGACTTGATGAGTTAGGAAAATATAAACAGCTTAGAGAAACAATAGGAAATATTCCTAATTTAAGAGTGATTGAAGATGTGATAAATAAAACTATCAATCCTGAAAAAGAAATAAAAGATGATGCTTCTCTTGATTTAAGAGATATTAGACTTCATA